AAAGCCTTTGATTTATTGAATAGTGGACTTGCTGCTATTCATAGACTGTATTATATGTTTGCGAAAGAAAGGGGGATTTTCTTTGACGCAAAACCGAACGCCCGTTACCACAACGGAGCATAAAATCGGAAAAGTTACTTACCTTGTATGTTCGTCCGCAAGTGAACACGCGACGGACACACTGGATAAAAAGATAAAAAAGCTCATTCGCAAAGACATGGAGCTGAACCCCGCAAACGCCCGAAAATAGGGCGTTTCTTCACATTTTATACATGACACAGGCAGCGGTATGTGGTATAATATAGACAGTACAAATACCATGCTTGTCTGTCGTCGGAAAGGAGGACAAAATGTTACAGACAGACAAGATTACCGCTTTATATTGCAGATTGAGCCAGGAAGATATGCAGGCCGGGGAAAGCGAGAGCATACAGAACCAAAAGCTGATTTTACAGAAATATGCTGACGAACACCACTTTTTCAACACGCGCTTTTTCGTAGACGACGGATTTTCCGGCGTGAGCTTTGAGCGTGAGGGGCTTCAAGCCATGCTACATGAGGTTGAAGCTGGGAACGTGGCAACCGTCATAACAAAAGACCTTTCCCGTCTGGGACGTAATTATCTGAAAACCGGGGAGCTGATAGAGATTGTTTTCCCCGAATACGAAGTGCGCTACATTGCCATTAACGACGGTGTAGACACAGCGAGGGAAGATAACGAGTTTACCCCTCTGCGGAACTGGTTCAACGAGTTTTACGCCCGCGACACTTCAAAGAAAATCCGGGCTGTCAAACAGGCAAAGGCACAGAAAGGCGAGCGCGTCAACGGGCAAGTGCCTTATGGGTACATAGCTGACCCCAATGACCGCAATCACCTCTTGCCAGACCCGGAAACGGCGCACATTGTAAAACAGATTTTTGCTATGTATGTGCGCGGCGACCGTATCTGCGAAATCCAGAACTGGCTACGGGAACATGAGGTATTGACTGTTGCAGAATTGCAGTACAGGCGCACAGGAAGCCACAGGCACCCCCGCCCCCACCCGAATTGTATTTACAACTGGCCGGATAAAACACTCTATGACATTCTGGCGCGTAAAGAGTATTTGGGGCATACCATTACAGGCAAGAGCTATAAGGTATCTTACAAATCGAAAAAGACGAAGAAAAACCCGGAGGAAAAGCAATATTTTTTCCCCAACACGCACGAACCTTTGATTGATGAAGAAACCTTTGACCTTGCACAGAAACGGATTGCTACCAAACACCGCCCTACCAAAACAGAAGAAATCGACATTTTTTCGGGGCTTCTCTTTTGTGGGGACTGCGGCTACAAAATGTATCTGCAACAGGGAGCCGGGACACTGGAACGCAAACACGCCTACACTTGCGGGAAGTACCGAAACAGGATAAGGACTGGCGAGCTTTGCACTACCCATTATATCCGAAAGAGCGTCCTTAAAGAACTTGTCCTTGCCGATTTACAGAGGGTACTATCCTATGTGAAAGAGCATGAACAGGAGTTTATCGAAACCGCCAACGAGTGCAGCGCAAAGGCAGTACAAAAGACGCTGACACAGCAGCGGAAAGAGCTTGACAAGGCACAGAGCCGCATTAGCGAGTTGAACATCTTATTCCGCAAGCTCTACGAGGACAACGCTTTAGGGAAACTTTCAGATGAACAGTTTGCTTTTCTGACTTCCGGCTATGATGAAGAAAAAAAGACGCTGACCCGGAGGATTGCGGAACTGACACAGGAAATCGACAACGCTACCGAGCGCAGCGCAGACGTGAAAAGGTTTGTCGCACTGGTACGCAGATACACCACCATTACCGAACTGACCTACGAAAACGTCCATGAATTTATTGACCGTATTCTTATCCACGAACTGGATAAGGAAACGAACACCCGCAAAATCGAAATCTTTTATAGCTTTGTCGGCAGAGTTGATACAGGCGACAAGCCTACCGAAAGCATCTCCTATTTCAGACAGATAGGAGCCGACGTAAAGAGTTATGCTATCTAACATACATCAAAAAGAGGTAAGATAACGCCCTCTGCAAAAAAGGTTACGTTATCTTACCTCAACAAACTTGTATCCCGGCTTCGGCACAAAGGCGGTGCGGATCAGTTGGGAGAGCGTATCCGGCACATCTTCGTAGAGAAGTTCCACGCCTTCAAAGTCGCCGCAGCGGACAAGCCCACGAGCCTCTGCCAGATCCGGAAGATGGTTCTGGGGCAGGTTCTGCATCTGTATAATGCGTCCAGCCCAACGACCGGTCCTGTTGGCACCGTAGAACTGAAACATTCCACGAGCACGACCATCGGCGCAGACTGCCTTTTCCATCGCCTGATACTTTTTGACAGACGATTTGGCCAGCTGCTGCCGGAGAAGGAGAACCTTCTGCAGCTCTGCCGGAGCGGTCTTGAGCATTTCAGCGACTTCCTTCTTGCCGAGAGAATCCACCTCCAGACCGTTGTCCGAAAGCCACTGTTTCATCTGCTGCACGGAGTTGGGATTGTCCAAAGCGGTCAGCTTCTTCATGACAGCAGTGAGATCCGCACGGGAGCGGGTGTCCATAGCGATGGCTTGATGCACCAGCTCCATATCAAGGGCGACGCCTCTGTCGTTGATTTCCTGATCGAGGTGGTATTGCTCCCAGACTGTTTCCGGCACAGGGAACTTGGCGAGCTTTTCCTGAATGGACATCTCGACCTCGACATCACGGATGTTGTACCGTTTGAAGGCGTCCCACTTGTCGGGAGCGTTTTCCGGCAGGTTGCGGGTTCGACCGCCATTGGTCTTTGTCGGCGCACAGGGCTGGCAGAAATACTTGATGAGCTCTTTGCCTTCGGTCAGCTTCTGCTTTCCGAGGCCCAGAACAGCACCGACGCCTTCCAATGAAAGGGGTAAGCCCATGTAAGCGGACCAGATCATGGTGCATTTCCATGAGGCCGGATCGAGGTAGTTGCCCACGGTGTCTTCCGGGATGCTGTAGTAGGCGTTATCAAAACCGCCGTGATCCCGGAGCCAGCGGGAAAGGCATATTCTCTCGAACTGAGCGTTGAAGGCCCACTTCGTCACATCATCGTTTGTAAGCGCAGCGATGACCTCCGGAGGGATCGTCTCTCCACAGGCGAGGTCGACCACCTGCGCAGGATTACCGTCTGCGGAATACCCGAAGAGAAGAATATCGAAATCTGTCGCCTCGGTGTATTTGTAGACACCGCATTTGGCAAGGTCCACGCTACTGTATGTTTCAATATCAATACTGAGTGTTTTCATATACACCGGTCCTTTCCATAGCCTGAAAGGGTGGCAGGATTGCTCCCACCACCCGCAGGCCGGAGATTACTTCTGTTCGAGTTCCTTCATTCGAGCTTCGTGGAACTCGACTTCACGAATGGCACGTTCTCGTTCAAGCTGCTGACGCTCAGCTTCCCATTTGGCGTTGCGAGCTTCACGCTCAGTCTCAAGAGCAGCATTACGCTTCTCACGCTTGCGGTCGTCGATGGTGTCGATGATGGACCTGACGATCCAGAACACAGCCAGAACCAGATAGAGGGACAGAAGCAGGATGCAAAGAATCGTAGTAGCGTTCATGGTGCGTACCTCCTTAAGACAGGAAATCTTCATCCGCATCGGTGGAGAAGTCAGATGCTGCGCTGGACTTGCCGCCGAGGGGTTCGCCGTCACGGATCTTCTGCAGGTTGTTCAGCCCACAGGCGATGCCCTTGTTGCCGTTGGAGTTGAAAGCGTAGAAGTTGATGCTGGCACGACCGTACACGCCGGAGTAAACCTCGGAGCGGGTCAGGATCGGATTGCAGTCAGCGTCCACAATGCCGGGAGCCGTGGCGGAGTTGGCGTTGATGAAGTAGCTGCCAGCGTAAGCCGGATCATCCGGACGCTCGGTGTCGCCGTCACGAAGAGGCATCTTGATAGCAGTGAGGGGCGGTACGGACTTGCCGTTGCCCTTGAGCTTGGCCTCGCCCTCCTTGTAGGCAGCCTCGATAGCAGCCTGAATCTTGGCGATGGTCTTGGTGTCGGATTTCGGGATGATGAGGCTCACGCTGTACTTGGGAGTGCCGCCGTTGATGGACTTCGGCTCCCAGACGTTTGCGTAGCTCCAGCGTGTGTCGACACCGGTGATAACCTTCATGGGATTGCTGATTTTTACATTCTTACTCATTGTCGTTTTCCTCCATAAAATCATTTTTTGCTGTATTCATGGCCGGGCGCTTGTCGCTATCCGGCACAAGTGTGGGTTTGCCCTGCGGCTTTTCAATGTAAGCCGTCAGGAGTTCATCAAAGCGGGACTTGCCGAGGAGCTTCTGCATGGCGGTGATGCCGAGCATCTTTTTCTCATACGGGTCAAAGCCTGCTTTCTCGACCGCGTCAATGACGGCGGCCTCATTGCTGTATCTGCGGTTGCTGCGTCCTTCGACGAGCTTAAAGCCAGTCCATTCCTTACCGGAGAGAGCTTGCTGCAGGGCGTATTCCTTGATATCGGAAGCCCAGCTAACCAGTTCATCTACCTTGCTGAGAATGACCTCGATCTCGGTATCCGTAAGCAGTGGCGGGAGCTTGAAATCATGCTGCGCGAGCTTCAGATTTGCCTCAGCTCTGGCGCGGCACTCGTTCTTAGCCTTGCAGAAGCCGCACCATTCACCGCACAGGAAGTTCCCGTCACCGGCAAAAGCCAGATCTGCTGTGGGCTTCAAGACTTCATCCGCCCAGCGATACAGGTCATCCTTGCTGATTTCGTAGGTGCTGACGTTCTGGCGTCTCGGTTGATAAATGGCCATGGAAACCTGTTCGATGTCGTAAATGTCATCGAAAAGTTCCAAAGCACCGAGAGCGTAACACTGCATCTGCGGATTCTCCTCTGCAGAGACCAAGACACCTAAGCCGTGCTTGTAGTCGATCACCCGGAGCGTACCGTCCGCAATGATGATGCAGTCGGCGGTTCCGAAGCCCTGTTCTACCCAGCGGGAGAAGTCCACACGCTGCTCGATAAGAACTACCGGGTCGGTGCAGGTTTCCTTGGCGGCTTCGACCTGTTCCAGCACATATTCGGCATAGCCGGAGGTAGCATCCTCCATTTCCTCGGAATACCACTTGAGGCTGTCGGTCGGGTCTTCTGAAGGAAGTCCCAGCGCGGTTTTCAATTTGTGCTCGCCAAGCGCATGAGCGTTGGTGCCTTCTGCAGCGTAGTCTGATCCTTTGTCCTCATAGGTTTCGCAAAGCCTCGCCGATGGCGGGCAGTGCAGCCACCTGTCGGAGCTGGACGCGGACAGAATTGCGTGTGCTTTAGCTGCCATTGCCGATTACCTCCGCGTCCTTCATCAGGGCTTCGTAGTTTGCCGGATCGATCTCCGAGAGCTTTGCGGCACCATACTTTTTAAGCAGGGCGCGTACTTCTGCGGTATGACCGGCGCGGGACTTCTCAGCAAGGACGGCTCTTACATCGTCCAGCTTGAGTTCAGGCTTCAGTTCCTTCTTGGCGGGAGCATCAGTGGTCTGTGTTTCATCGACATCGCCGGAAAACTGCTGGTAGAGCCAGTCGGCTGCGGCATTAATAGAAGCAGCAGCGGTGCGGAGCTCTTCGATGGTCTGTGCCATTTCTGCCATCTTTGACATTTTCTTTTCCTCCTTCCTCGGATTGGCTTGCGGCAAGTACCCGGAGGTTCCTTGCCAGTCTGGCGGATACGTGGCTGATGGAATTCAGGAGCTTGATCTCCTCGTTCACGTTGCCGCCTGTGTCTGCGTAACTGCGGTACATCATGGGTTCACCTCGCTTTGTGAAGGCTGTGTTCTCTTGCCTTCACCTTCCACTGGAGATGAACTACCGATTTGAGCGGAGGATTTTATAAAAAATCTCCGACCACCATCCGAAAGAGGGACAGTGGCCGGAAAGGGTGTGATTCGTGGTCTTGGTATTACTTATCGCCGGTAATCCTGTGCAAGTTGGTGCGATACTTCTTCATCTGATCCGCGAAGGTCTTCTGCGGGCGACCGAGTTCTCTTGCAATAGCACGGTCGGAGATGCCCTCCGGGTGATCCTTCCAAAGCTGAATGATGGTATCGGCCTCCGGATCAAGCTCACGCAGTCTGGCAAAGAGCTGCTCCAGCAGCATGCGGTCGGCGATGACTTCTTCCATCGGCTTACTGCGGTCGGGAATATAGTCACCGAGGGTGCCGTTGCCATCAGGGAGAGGCTGATCCAAAGAAGTAATGTCGCCTGCCGCATGGTATTCACAACCGATGCAATCACCGTCACATTTCCAGATGAAGCGGTAAGGGCACATGCACCTGCCGTGATCCTGTTCCTTGTGACGGATGCGGTCGGCTTCCTTATAGAAAGCATCACGCTGTTCCTTTGTGACAGAGACCTTTTCGCCGGTGCTGCGAACGTAAATAAAGTAAGTCTTCTGATTGTCATTGTTTTGCATAATGAAAGCCCTCCTTCGGCTTTTGCCGAAATGGAGAGCTCCAGACATGCAAAACCAGGCCACAGGCGTGAGGGCATACCGAAGGATTACTCCATTTCGGCTGCACCTCACTTCCGGTGATCGGTACAGTATTTGATTGTCATCGGTAGTCACATGGAACCGGAAACACCCTGCGCAGATGGCTCCCACGTGCTAAAGCAAGTATGCCATTTTTAGGGATCGGAACCTCAGACACATGCATGTCCGTTTTTGCAGTGCTGATAGGCAGAAACGAGAAGGTTAAGACAGGTTTAATATTGAAAAATAGATAAAAAAAGACCGGACATAGTTGTGTCCGGTGGAAATTTTTATGAACGCACAAATAAAAAATAATATCAACAAATAACAGTAAACTCTTGGAAAATTCACATTTATGGTGTATACTGAAATGGTTAAGTTGTATTCAGATTCAAATCACGGGGTGAGAGCATGGAAGAAATCATGAATGACAAATGGATAAGCATAGATGAAGCTGCGGAATATTTAGGAATCAAAACAGTTACTCTTCGTAGCTGGATCAGAAATGGTAAAGAGGGTTTGCCTGCTCAAAAAATTGGGAAACAGTGGAAGTTTAAAATTTCCGAACTCGATGAATGGGTTAAGAGCGGTAAAAGCGCTGACTGATTCAAGGGGAAAAATCGAAGAAAACATTAGACAAGGAGCAGACAAAGATGGCTGTCAAGAAAACGCAATTATATGCATCGCTGTGGGCGAGCTGTGACAAACTTCGCGGAGGCATGGATTCCTCAGAGTATAAGGACTATATCCTGACACTTTTGTTCATGAAGTATGTCACTGATAAATTTAAGAATAAAGGAGCCTATGAAGACATTAAGGTCTTTGATAAGGCACATGATAAAGATCCCGATCCGGAAAAGCGGACGGGCTGCTCCTTTGATGACTTTATTGTACTTAAGGGAAAGAAGAACATCGGCGAGGGGATGGATAAGATCATTGCCCGCCTTGCTGATGAAAACACTGACCTCAAGGGTGTTATTGATATTGCTCATTTCAATGATGAGAAGAAGCTGGGAAGCGGTAAAGAAATGGTCGATAAGTTGACCGATCTTATTTCCATTTTCCAGCGTCCGGAACTTGACTTCTCCCGGAACAAGGCAGAGGGAGATGACATCATTGGCGATGCCTACGAGTATCTAATGCGTAAATTCGCTACAGAGAGTGGAAAGAGCAAGGGACAATTCTATACGCCTGCAGAGGTTTCCAGAATCCTTGCCAATGTGGTAGGCATCAGTCGCTGCACAGATACCGGAGCCACGGTATGCGATCCGGCCTGTGGAAGTGGCAGCCTATTAATTCGAGCTATCGATGCGGCTCCGATTCCAATCATGGGATATGGCCAAGAAAAGGAAAGCACCACAGCTGGTCTGGCAAAGATGAATGCCGTCCTTCACCGTAAAGCCGAGATTACTATAAAGAGCGGCAACACCTTCTCAAATCCGCAGTACCTTGATAAATCGGATAACTCTGTACTTGAACGTTTTGATTACATAGTGGCCAATCCGCCTTTTTCCATGAAGAACTGGCGCGACGGTATTGCCGGTAAAGAGTATGGTCGCTTTGAAGGCTATGGGGACACACCTCCTGAGAAGAACGGCGACTATGCTTGGCTCATGCACATTCTTAAAGCATTGAAGGCGAACGGCAAAGCAGCAGTTATTCTTCCTCATGGTGTCTTATTCCGTGGAAACGCGGAAGCTACTATCAGGGAAGCCATTATTAAGAAGCATTGGATTAAGGGCATCATCAGCCTTCCGGCAAACTTGTTTTACGGCACCGGCATAGCTGCCTGCGTGCTCGTAATTGATAAAGAAGGTGCTGCAAACCGACAGGGCATCTTTATGATTGATGCCAGCCGTGGGTACGTTAAGGACGGTAACAAGAATCGTTTGCGTGAACGTGATATCTATAGAATCATCACAACATTCAATGAGCAGATAACAACCGATCCCAAGTATGCTCGTTTCGTACCAAACGATGAAATCGAAAAGAAAAACGGGTATAACCTGAACATTACTCGCTATATTGACTCCACAGATCCGGAGGATATTCAGGATATTTATGCGCATATTCATGGCGGTATTCCAGCGGTTGATATTGACAGTCTGTCTAAGTATTGGGATGTGTTCCATTCGCTGAAGGCTGAGTTGCTGACGGTGATCAGCGAAAAGTATTACAGCTTGAATGTGGAGCATGAGAATATCCGTCAGACGATATATAAAAACGCCGAGTTCTCAGAATACGGTGAGAAACTCGACGAGGCTTTTGCAGCATGGAAGACCAAGGAATATCCCACTTTATCTTCCCTTGATGAAGATGTATCCGCGAGAGAGTTAATCGTTAGTCTTGCGGAGGATATCCTTGCTGAATTTGAACACCTGACGCTGATTGATAAATACGACGTGTATCAAGTGCTGCTGGCTTATTGGAATGAGGTCATGAACGATGACGTGTCGCTTATAATAAGTGAATCGGATGGCTATGCCAATGCAAGAGCGACGGACAATATCGAGGAAGAGGTCACGCAGGGCAAGAATAAAGGCAAGATGAAAGTCACCGGATGGGAAGGAAGATTGATTCCAAAGGCCATCGTGATAGATGTCTTCTTCCGTGAGGAGAAGAATGCCATAGAGAAAGCCGAGAACGTTGTCGCAGAAACAGAATCCTTGCTTTCTGATCTGATTGAGAGCGCTGACGAAGAATCTGCTCTTGCCGATGTGGCTGAGAACGGAAAAGTCAAGGCGAAGGACGTAGAGGCTAAGATCGAGGAACTTACACAGCATGTAGAGACGGAGGAAACCATAGAACTGGAGCTCCTGATGAATCAGCTTCCGATGCAGAAGAAGCGCCTTCAGGCATATCTGGTGGGACACCCGCTTTGCGAAAGCGCTGTAACAGAAAAAGGAACTGTTACAAAGTCTTCTATCATGCTGCGCCTATTTATTATTCGTACAGTAGAGAGCGTACCGGAAAGCCTGCAGGATGATGTAAATCAACTCAGACAGGCTTTAGACCTTTGTGGCAAAGTGTCTGACTACAACAAAATTGTAAAGGAACTGAACAAGGCGCTTGATGAGAAGTGCATGGCAAGGTATGACAGCCTGACGGATGAAGAGATTCTGGATCTGCTGGTGAACAAGAAGTGGTTTGACAGCATCTTCTCAGGCATAGCTGATCTATACGCAGCGATATCCCATCGCTTGACAAACAGGATTATCGAGCTTGCTGAGCGATATGAAGATACCCTTCCGGAACTTGACAAAGTCACTACTGAGTATGAGGCCAAGGTAAAGTCTCATCTGGAAAGGATGGGATTCAAATGGTAAATGGCTGGGTTGAGCGTCCGATAACTGAGGTGCTGAAACCAAATGGTATTAAAATCGGGCCGTTCGGTAGTCAATTAAAAAAGGAAATGCTTCTGTCCGACGGAGTCTACCGCGTCTATGGACAGGAAAATGTTTATGCACATGATTTTAACATAGGTGACAGGTATTTAACACGTGAGCATTTTAATCGGTTGAATTCCTGTGAAATACTTCCCGGTGACTTTGTTATGAGTACAATGGGCACGATTGGAAAGTGCGCTATTGTTCCAACTACAATACAGCGCGGGATAATGGATTCACATTTAATACGACTTCGTTTTGATGAAAAGAAGGTTCGCTCTGACTACATTCTGCAATTGTTTTCTGATCAGTTCCATTATTTGAGTGATCAGACAGCAAGGCTCGCAGTGGGAGGAATAATGGACGGTTTAAGCGTGGGAATCGTGTGTCGTCTTAATGTAATTTACCCAGAGAGTATCGAGGAACAAGGCAAAATAATAAAAACCTTGTCGGAGGTAGATAAGCTGATTTTCGACCAGCAAAAGCTCATCCGGAAGAAAAAGGATATTCGTCAGGGGACAATGCAAATGCTTGTCACCGGGAAGAAGCGACTGGATGGGTTCGATGGGGATTGGCAAACTACCACATTAGATAAACTATGTCGTTTAGTTACTAAGCAAACAGGGTTCGATTATAGTGCTGAGATAAAGCCTTCTCTTATAACAGCGCCGCAGATTGGCACAATTCCGTTTATTCAAAACAAAGATTTTGAGGCATTTGATATTAACTATAATACAGACTTCTATATTCCGTATAATGTAGCTGAAAAGTATCCAAAGATTCTTTTAGATGAAGTTTGCTTGCTGATATCAATTTCTGGGCGAATAGGAAATGTCGCTGTTTTTGATAATAAACAAACGGCATTTGCTGGTGGCGCAGTGGGTATTGCTAAGTTATTTGATCCAGATTTGGCGAGTTGGTGCATGCTTTACTTATCTGGGAAAGATGGACAGGAACAAATCTTCTCAAATGAGAAAGTAGGGGCACAACATAATCTTACAGTAGCTGATGTTAGAAAGCTTGAGATTAGGCTACCAGAAAAGACTGAAAGAGAAGCTATCATTGGCGTGTTAGCGGATATGGATGATGAAATAAGCCTATTAGTAGAAAAACTGCATAAGTACGAAAAGGTAAAAAAAGGCATGATGGAAGAATTGCTGACCGGTAAGGTCAGATTGATGTAA